CTGTCCAATTACCCTTACTTGGTGCTGTGGAAGAACCTACCATTATTTGGCAGTCCTTAGTGCTAGTTTTAACCTTCTTGCAAAATTAGATTCAAAGCCATTTTTTCTTGAAAAAGCTATGCCCTTTCCTATGCTTTCAAAAGGAAACAATGCTTTATATTTTCCGCTTTTAGTTAGCTTTGCAACCTGCCTTATCTTGGCACCAGAAACAGAACCAGTTGCTTGTCTACCATATCTTTCCCATATTCCCTCGCTACCCTGGTTGCCTTTAGGAACACCAAAAAAGTATTTTGCTTTATTTTTTTTAATCTTATTGTATGCACCTTTCTTAATATTGCCTGAAGGAAATTTCTGTATGTCATTAGCATTAGATTTGTTTGCTATAACAATTGCAGAATTCTTTGGGGTTCTTGTTCCTCCATCTACCTGCAATTTAAAATAATCTTCTCTTTTCTTGTCAACAAAAACCACAGCAGTCAAATGAGTTTTTTTTGCCTTTTGAACTCTGAATGCTTTTTGTGTGTAATTAGAAGCGTGTTTAAATTTTTGCTTTGTTTGTGCTTTCATTGTTTTATGTACAGCAAATGCAGTGTCATTTAGTGCAAGCATAGTAGCAAATGGGATCTGTTTCTTTTGAGTCTTACTCAATCCCTTGGTAACTTGCTTGATGTTGCTTTTAATATCTATTTTCACAATTTACGCCACGGAGATTTGTTATCAAATTTCAGCCCAGCTTCCTTGGCCTTCTTTAAGACTGTTGTTTTGCTAACGCCTAAAGATAAAGCTGCATCCCTTGAAGATGCACCAGCATCGATTAAAAACTTAATGCTTGTTCTGTCTATGTCTTTTAGTTTATTTGTCATTGATACCCCTTTGTTTTATATAAATTATAGCTTATGTCCAATCGTCTTTAAGGATGTCCATGCCAATCTTTGAGTAACCATGAGCATCAAGAAATGAATCCTCATGGCTTGGGTTGTTGCAGCCTCTAACAGCTTTCATCGCTATCATCATTGCAACCACTTGATTGCTTGATAGATGTTTACCAAGCATGGCACCCCAGACCTGTGCTAACTGCCCCATGAACATATCTGGGCGGCCATAATCCTTTCCTTTCAATTCTAATATCTCATTAATTTCCATTCGGATTCTCCTTTGGCACATACGCTTCAGCACATGAATTGCACTCATAGCATTTGTAAGTTATTTTAAATTCATATATATCATTCACCCTGCTAATTTCCTTTTGCTCCTGGTGTTTCATATCAGCATTGCAGTTAAAGCATTTCATTTGTTTCTCCTGGTTAGTTCATTGCGGATCTTTTGTTTGATCTTTGGCCTGGTGTTCTCACTTGCCAACATATCCTCCAGGATCTTGGCATCGGTAGTTTTTATGTAGTGATGTTCTATCTGTGTTTTCCGTGTGGCCTTGTTGTAGTTTCTGGCCGTTGGTTTTAATTTGATTGGCATTTCTTTCTCCTTGTTAAATATTTTTTCCCAATTCTCCGAATACTGTTTTTGATTGTCATCCTTCCTAGATCCAGATCCTTTGCCGCCATGCCACTTAGTCATTTCTTCTTGTACTCAACTATTCTGGCCGTGGTGTTTAAAGTTCCCTGGATCTTGTTTTTAGTTTCAAGCAAATCATCGTTAGCCATTTTGAATAGTTCGCTAATGCCAATAACCATTGTTTCTGGTTCTTCTGCATAAGCGTTATGAGCCAACCAGAATTCTTGATCGTTTTTAACTACTACATAGGTTGTTTTGTTGTGTTCACAAACCCAGGTTGTTGGCGATAGTTTTAAATGGCCTAATTCAACGGCCTCTTTCGTTAGTGCTTCATAACCTCTTAAAATCATCTCGCACATTTTGGAGATATTTTTATAATCTGTTGTGTATAGCGATTCCTTAAAAAGCATCTCAGCTTTCTGGAATCTGATTTTCATTCCATAAGAGACTAATTTTAAAAGCCTGTTTTTGTTCCAGTGTCGTTCCACCCATTGCTCTTTTTTGTTTGCTTCACGAACAGAATTTAAAGCATCTTTTTCCCAGGGATTTAACCTTTCTTTTTTCATAATCCCTTCGCCTCATTTAAAACTCCCTTATCTCTCTCTCTTAAGAGAGATGAGATGAGAGGAAGTATTAATAGATCTATGCAATTTCTAGTGAGACTAATGAGAGTTTGAGTGAGAGTAATGAGAGTTAGCATTTAAAAAGGTTGATTTAATAGATCTTCGCAGTGATAACTGCCTCTCTCTGCTGACACCCAGCAATGAGACTTATGATCTTTGTATCTGGTTATATTCTTGCTTACCCAAGAATTGCTCTTTTTCTCATCATCGAGATATTTAACAATATCCTCAATGCTTACCATTGCTTTATATGGATCTCCAAGTGCTTTAGCTTTTTCGCTGTGAACAATCGTGATGGCATCATTTAAGGCCATTAAATTTTCTGGCACTTTGGCCTCTAATCCAGGAACGTAATCTGTAAGATCTATTGTTGCGGAGGTCTGGGATATGTAACCTTTAAGGTTATGCACTGGAACAACCTCAAAATGAATGGCTGGCAAATCGCTGCCCTCTTTGTTTAGGGTTTGTTTTATTGTGGTATACATCCTGGTTTCATCGTCTGGAGCTTTGTTTCTATCTACTTTGAATTCAAAATCAACACTAGACGGCAGAACACTGGATCCCCTGGCTCTGTTACCGCCTCCAACGTGGCCAGTGTGATGCACCATAGCAACACAACATTTAAACTCGTATTTAATTTCGTCAACTCTTTGGATAAATTTGCCCATGTCTGAACTGCTGTTCTCATCTCCACCACCAAAATTTCTTTGTAACGTGTCGATGCAAACAACGCCTATATCACCCATTTCATCGTGGGCGTTTTTAAGCGTTTGCATGATAAGCCCAAAATCTGCATCGTCTAAGATCCTAGCTGGCCTGTTGCTCATTCTAAATGGCCGCCCTTTTAGATCTGCCTCCTGGTACTTACTCCATGCCAGGATCCTTTTGTGCATAGATCTCTCACCTTCACCGCAAAACAGCACAGCTGGCGTTTGAGTGGTTGCATGGCCAAACCATTCAGATCCATTCGCTATGGCCAGCATCATGCTTAAACTGATTAAAGATTTGCCGCTTTTGGGCTGACCAAAAATAGATCCAATGGTTTCTCGTTCCAGGATCTTATCTATCAACCATTCTGGTTCTTTTATGTTGGCTTGCATATCCTCTATGGATAGAAGTTCAAAGGATCCTCTGGGAGCTTTATCCGCATTGTTAAAAAGATAGGCCTCAAAGGTACTATTTGATTCAAAGTAATTATTGGCAGCTGCATCAAATAGATCATCCTTATCTGCAAAATCCTCTGGGATCTTAACGATTTCCACTTGGCATTTCTTGCTGCTTAGATAAGACTTAAGATCTACGGCCATTTGCAGTCCAGCCTCATCGTTATCTGGCCAGATTAAAACTGTGCGGCCATAAATAGGCTGCCAATCGGATTTTCCTTCCTTCCAATTATTAACGCCGCCATGGTGGCAGCAGACTTGACCAGAATAAAGCCTCGCCGCACCTCGCATTGCCTTTTCCCCTTCCACAATTAACAAAGGTTTATCTGGATCCCCTTCTGATAGATAGATGGGCAATGGTGCCTCTGGTCTGGCCATCGCCCATGTGCCATGCTCGTCTTTTGTGAATGGTGCATATTTTTGTTTGATTTGATGGCCTTCTTCAAATCGCATTACCCAAAATGTCTCACTGTATTGCACTTTAATCACGGCATCGTTAGCCAACGTCTGCATCTGGAATTTATCGAATGTTCTTGCCCTGGACACCTTCACTGGATTGGGCGTTGCAACTGCAACTGTTTGGCCGTCATACTCCGTGTCATACCCATGGGATCTCAAAACATCTTTAAGATCCTTGCCATGTTCAGTGATAAATCTGTGGCATGAATAACCCTCTCCGCCCTCGAAATCGAAAAACAATCCCTTTTCAGTGTCGAGTGCCATGGAGCCTTTGTTGCCCCACCGCCAATGAGTGCTGGTCTTTGATTTTGGTTCACCCAAGATCTCAAGAGCAACCTCACTGGCCAGAGTTATCCAATCAACTTCCTGCATTTAAAATGGGATGTCTGATTCGTTAATGCTGCTTTTTTTTACAGGATCCACGCCTGGATAATCGTGTGAGGCTTTAACAAATTTTTCTGGCCTATCAATCCATCCAGCAAATTCAAATAACGGCCAAGATGTATTCTGCTTGTCATCCTTATAAGCAACTTTTAAAAAGCCCTTTTCATCCTTAATAGATTTGAAGGCTCCAACTTGTCCTGGCTTCATGTTGTCTACTTGATCCAGATAAGTATCAGTTAAAGCATCAAAGCCTCTGCTGTTACCCACTGTGCATGATCGCCATAAAACAGTTTGCTCAGTGTCTTTTAAATAGCAATCAACAGCAAAGGCATTTTTCCAGTATTCATCGCCAATGTTTGCTGGCTTTGGCAGTCTGATTCCAGGCCTTTCATCCCATTGCCATTTATAGTCGCCATCTGCGAATAGCCCCCAACCTGTTTTGATGCTTTCGACATCCACAACCAGCCCAGCAAATTCAACAATATCTTCTTTCCCAAGCCAGAAATTTTTGCTTTGATGTTTGTATACCAGAAAATTTCCGCCGCCACCTGTATCACTTAATAATCCCATTCGTCTCTCCTATTTTAGTGCAGAGTTATCTGCGTTATTTTTGACAACCATTCCTGGTAATCGCTTTGGCTTTTTGCAAGGTTCACTTTCGAGGCCTTGAAAAAAATTAAAATCGCTTCGTCATGTTCTTCTTCAAATTCAAAAACTGTAAGCCTGTTTGGCCTGTCGAGCATCTGCTCGCAATACTCAGCCCAGCGGCCAAATAAATATTCTTCAAACTCATCTTCAAATAAAAGTTTCAAGTTTGGCCTCTGCTATTTGAAGAAAATGTTTAAAGCTGGTGATGCAAATCTTTTGCGGATCCATAACCTCTTTTAATTCTGGGTTTAAATACGACAATGGGATCACTGCTTTAATTTCTTGCCTGTCATATTTATAAATAAGAATGGGAACGTATTTATCACCAGCTGCATCCATTGCTTGCCGCCACCATTTATCAATAGGCCAATTTTCTTTTCGTTCTTTATAACGCTTGCACTCAATGGCAAAGTTTTGAAAATACATATCTGCCAGGCCTTTGGTTTGATATTGATCCAGGTTTCTTTTAACAGATCTTTCCTGGCCTTTAACCTCAAGCAAATCATTTAAGAATTTACATATATGGCGTTCAAAGGCAGCACCTTTGTTTCTTGAGTTAACCATTGTTTAATTCTCCAGCCATGCACTTACGCCATTGAATTAAATTTACCTGCTTGGGATAAGCCTCAAACAACTGAGATCTGCAATTTTTATATTGGAGGTTTGATGGATAGGATCCAGTGGATGTTGGAGCCTTAACCACACTGGTAAATAATATTAAGGCAATCAATGTTTTAAACATTATTTAAAATGGCCTCTAATAATTTCGTCTTTCTTTCTTTTGTCTTGAAAAACCTTAAAAGACTTTCCACCAGATAAAGAGTGAACCCAATGATCTTCGCCAAAGGTATGTGAGATGCAGGAAATTTTATTCTTATGATTTTCCTCGATATTCAACAGGCCTCTGGCGGCCACCATGTCTGTATGCTCTGTCATATGTTGTCAATGTCTAGCGTTACATCAAGCTGAACGCCGTTGGTTACGTTTGGCGTTGAGTTAGCAGCAAACAGGCAGACTTTTAAAAAGTATTCAGCTATTGCTTGCATGGGCTTACCTGTATCCAGGCTAAATTGCTTCAGATCCTTTCGCAGCTGTGGTGTGATTCGCAAGTTAACCTTGCCGCTTTGTTCGTCAAAATCTTCAAATCCTATTTTCATATCTCTCCTTGGTTAAATATATCCGTTTATTATACAAATCAAAAGGGTATATTGTTATTTATAACTTATAATCTTAAGTTGGGCGGTGCCAAAACTCTCCTCAGTTAGCTCCCTAAAGCGTGTGCCGCCCTTCTCTTTACTCTTATTGTTTTTGCCCTATGAATTCCCCCAGGCGATGCTGGAACAATTTTTCTGGGCGTTGGTTTCCTGGTAGAAGTTGGCAGAGACAATTCATAATCGCCTACCTGGCCTTTTATGTGGTTGCCCATCTCTGTCATTAGTACCAAGTTTAGATCTGCGACAACGGCCGCAGCATTTTTTTCAAGTTGTTTTGCGGCGATTAGATCTTCAACCATATCTTCCACGATTGGATCTAATTGTTTGATGTCCTCCTTGCCTAAAATATCCTTGTAAATTAGATGGGTATCCGTTGCCACTTTTGGCGGCCAATAATGTTCCTCAACTATCCTTCTCTCAAAGTCCTCAATTTTCTCTTTTAGCGTGGCTGCGAATGTTGGATCCTTTTTGTAAAGGTACATTCTAAAATCTGTTGAGGTATACAAAACAAACACTGCCCCCCAGTCGCATCCCATCACTTCCATCTGGCCTTGCATCTGCAAGAGGCCTCTCCAATCTTCCAGCTCTTTGCCTGGGAAATCTCTGGTAACTTTGTTCTCAATTACCCCCAAGCCGTTGAGCAATAACTTAGAAGCCCCTGGAGTTGAGATCCCCCACTCTGGGTTGTCCTCTATAACCAAGTTATTGGCAACGGCCGTAGCATCTAAAGATGTTTGCAGTGGCAGCGTTGGATGAAAATATCTTTCTTTAATGTCTGATTGTAGTTCGTCAAGGCCAAGCAGCTTTGCCCCATGAATGATTAACACTTCCTCAAGCACGTTGCCCATTTCAGTGATGCGGTTGCCAGGCGTTCTTACGTTCTCGCCCTTCCTGGCTCTAATGCAATTGTCCAGGGTGGTTACATCTTTGTTAAAGATCCTGGGAAGTAAGCTGCATGATGCATAGCCATCGTCTGTGATTTTGCCGCTAGTACCCATTTGCCCACCTCACTTTTTCTTCGACTTCCTGCGTGGAATCTCGAAGCATTAACGGCGTTTCCTTACCAATAAGAAACAATAGGGTTGCCCCATTTTCCTTTAATAATGATTTGATGTCTTTTTTGTAAACCCTTACTTTGTTTGGCTTTCCAACGACATTTAATGCTATAGTTTGGGATCTAGCCTTTCCAGCAAACTCAGCAACTTCAGAACATACAGCCATATCTGGCCGCTTTAACAGAGTATATATTATGCGAAGCTTATTATTGCCCATTGATTTTGTGGAGCCTTGGAACGCCCCACCTGTATGGCCTCGTGAAATCTCGTTAAATTTACCCATGTTTATAAACTCCCTATAAGTATCAAAAGGGTACCCAACATTATTTGGCACCCTTGTAGTTGTTGTCCTCGCCAAATTCATTGGCTTGGCTCTTAAGAAGCAAGTTTGTTTCGTGCATCAACATACACGTTTCAATCTTGGTGTTGTAAAAGTTGTTTTTTCGAGAGAGCAGCTTTTTCATATCCAAAGCACAATTCATCAAAGTTTGTGCGGCCATTTTAATCTGCTCCCTGGATTCAACTGGAATGGTGATCCGTTTTACAGTGGCCGTGGTGTTAATTTGATAAATCATTTGCTCTCTGCTCTTAATCTTTTTTTGCTTGTACATTTCTATATTTATATTTATATGTACAGCGGAAAGATTATGCAAGTTTTATCGTGATTAAAAACTGTGTCCAATAATTGTACCCAATTATTGTTTCTATTTTTTGGTTGCATCTTCTTTGGCCTCGCTAAGATCTGACAACTCGGATACGGCCGCATCCATGTCCTCAATTGACCACTCGCCATAGGGTTTAAAGACATCCTTGGCATCCAACTCAATGAGCTGGGTTGCCCACTTTCGCAAGGAGGATTCTCCCTCGAGGCCATCCGTCATATTTTTTGGCAGCAACAGCTCCGCAAGTTTTATCCAGCTGGCCAAGTCTCTCAAAAAACCCATCTCCATTCCCTTTAACAGTTTTGGCGTGGCCTTGTAATAGGTGTGGCGTTTGTCCAGAGGATTTTTTACCACCGCTATGTAGTCAATGTCCAACAGGGTTTTTACATAAAAGCTCAGAGACGATGATGGGATCCGCAGCTCGTAAAGCAGAGCGGTTTTGCCAACGAAGTTTCCCTTCAATGTTTCCATCGCAATTTTTTGTGCAATCATTGAAACTTCGGGCTTTATTATCATCTCTGGATGCATTTCTGAATACAAATGATGCTCAAAAAGTTTGTTAAAACTCATCTCTGTATAAGCCATTAAGACTTCTGGATTATTTCTCATCTGGTACTCCTATAAATATTTGGATCTATCAAGCAAATTTTTTACTGTGGTGGCATGAAACTTTCCGCCCCTGGCCGTGTGTATTTTTCGCCTGTTCAACATATCAGCAATGGCAGTCAAGGTCGTGTATCCAAGCCCCTGGATCTCACGAACAATGGGCAAAGTTTCCTTGGCGTAATCGTCTGCATACATCCTAGAAGCAACGTAGGCAGCTCTTAACCCCACCTTGGTATCTGGAGATCCTAATTGCACGCCGTCATCCTTAAGTTGCTTAAGCCTGGCCTTTGTCTTTTTGGAGACATCCATTCTAATGTTCGCAGATATGGCCGCCATGGTTGCAACGTCCATTGCAGATATTAAGATAAGATCTCTTGGCCTGGTGATTGAATAAATTTGTCTATTGCTTAAGGCCGTAACCTCAGATAAAAAATGAATGCTTTGAGACAGTGTTCCTAGATCTGGAATGATTAGATCCGCAGCTCTTTCGTTGCAAAGGCCAACCGCCCTTCTCAGCTCTGGCTTTTGTTTTGGTGATTTGTTGGGTTTGTCCAGGAACCATTCCAGGCATCTTGCATTTCGATGCTTCTCTAAATTAATTAGATCCTGGGCAAGCTGCCTCGTTTTTACTTTCTTATTTGGTAAGTAAACAACCATTCTTCTTCTAAAGGTAATGCCCCCAGAAACTTCTTTTAAATAATTTTCCAATGTAACTCTCCTATATAGATAACAAGGTACTGTATATATTTATATATATTTGTAACTAACAATCCTACTCCTATTTATTAAAGAAGTACAAAATAACAAAAACTGGGAACAGGCCAGCTGCAAGTTGCAGCTGAACCAGAATCCAGTCGATGTTACTTAACACTGCGATAATTGTATTGAACCCTCATGGATGATGGGATGTGCTTCCAGATTCTTTCACGCCTTCTGTAAGATGCGATAATTTTATAAAGATCAAACGTGTATTTGATAACTATAAATAACAGGCCAATTAATATTAAATTAAGCATTATTCTCTCCTTTTCTAATTTGTAACCAGGCATCAATACCAAGTGCATAAACCTCTGGGCTTACTCTTGCATCATTAAAATAATGTGCATAACCACTTTCAATAATATTATCTGTTACCTGTTTGGCAGAACCAACATCGCTGGCCAGAAGTTCCTGGATCATTAAATCAATTAATGAATTTAAGTCTTTCCTGCTGATTAATTTTTTATCTATTTTGTTGTTATAGATATTTCCAAGATGGCTTCGTTGCGAATCACCTAGATCAATTGATATATTAGTTTTCATTATTTTCTCCTGGCCTTGCAGCCTCAAAAAGTTCTGGTTGATTAATTGGTTTTTCTTTCCTGGATCTTGGTAGCTTTAATTTTGATAAAAGTTTTGCGGATCCAAAATCTTTGTTTGCAAACATTCCAATATCTTTCCTGGTGTAAATAGAAAAGGTTGCATATCTGGAATCTTGATTTGTTCCAGGAAGATATGCTTTGCCTATATTAAAAGCACCTGTTGCAGCTGCCTCAAAATCTTCACCTGTTAATAGTGGCACCTGGCCATCCCAGCCAGGCACATAAATATTTGATTCAAGGTTATTCATTATGATTTTCTCCCATAAAATTCATCGCCACTAACCTTGGCTTTATCAAGCCTGGCCATTAAATTTTTTGTAGTTTTATTTTCTGTCCAGGTCTTTTTAAATTCTGGGTTGTGTTCCATGACATTGGTTACAAGCATATTTATTAGCCTCACCTCAGTTGGATTTAGATGCACATTTATTTTATTGCTCATTATGCAGCCTCGTATTTATTAATAAATTTGCGATAAGTCTTTAGATCTTTGGAATAATCAATAGCCATATCAATAATAACTTGAGTTACATCTGGGTGATAAGCATCGTAAAAAGTTTTGCATTCAGCTAGTGCCAATTTGTAAGACCAGCCAGCTGGTATGGTTTGTTTAAAAGTTATGCAATACATTGCGGTTACTTGATTCAAGTTTAATCTGATATCAAGTAATGGATTTTGGTTATCATTTTTAGTCATGTTAGTTCCCCTGGGTTTCCCCTTATTTATTAACATAAGTGATTGTAACAATATATTTATATATATGTCGAATAGTTTGTTGTTTATAAATAGTTAATATTACGAGTTATGTAACGGATCCAAGCTGCAATATGCACATTTATCGTAATATTGAAGCCCCCAGGCCTCGTTTAAGCGATTCTTTTGCCCTGGCCTATGCCATAGCATTAACGTGATTAGTGCTTTTCTGGTAGATCTAACAAATTATCTATAATAGGAATTTGGGATAAAGTGGCTAAAGTTTCTTGGAGTGAGTCATATTCCATGTTGTCAACAATGGCATTATCCTGGAATACAAAATACCTCTGGCCGCTTGAGTTTGGTATAAAGAGGATCCGCTTTTCTGGGAAGAATACAAAAGCATAAATATCACAATGATAATTGCGATGGGTTTCAGATTTAGATCTATGACTTTCATTTGGAAAAGTGTATTTGCCCTGGTTAGATTTGTTCCTGGCCTTGACTTGTATTTTGTAAAGGGCATTACCAAATTCAACGATAAGATCTGCTGGATGTGATTCGCAAGTTTCATAACACCAGTCTGAATATTCCAGGAGACATGATTTAACCAAAGACTCCCCCAGGGATCCTAATCTTTTGGCGTTGTTGTTTTGTTCAATAGATTTTGACATTTGGCCAATTCCTCAGAATTAAAAATTGCTCGTCTGCCAACCTGCCTAGCGTATTTTGAATCAAGCAACTCCTCTGCTGCCCTCTCCCATTCTCCCAGCTTACAAAAGGCCAGAGTTTTACGAAATGATAATAGTGTGTGGATCCCAAGATTAAAGCAGAGATCTATAAAAACATATTGAGCAGTCAACGGCCAGGATCTCCATTCAATTAAATGCTTATCAAGATCTTTAAAACAACCTAGTATGTCGTTGTTTAAAAGATACATGGCCTCATCTTCACTAATTCCTGTCGTGTCTAAATTTCTACCAATGCCGCAAGATGTGTAACCAGAAGAACATTCGTAGGCGTGAAGAACGAGGCCTTCCCAATCAATCAGCCTTTTGGTTATTAGATCTATTACATCTTTGGGCGAATGTTTATCTTGATCCATCATTCTATTTTCCTACACCCTTGACTCTCTCATAAGATCTCATGGATCCAAGGCCTAGCATTCCCATTAAAACTGGCAACATTGTTGAGGTATCTGCTTGAGGTACTTCTATTCCAAATGGGAAAAGCAATGGACTGATTAAAAAATTAACTGCAAAACCTGCCACACATACCCAGGCAGTTGCAGGCCGCCAGGAGGATTGGAACCAATGGCCTCTGGCATCTTCTTTGTTGAGTTCTATTTGTAATTTATTGAGAGAAATTATCTCTTTGTTCAGCTCATGTTGCAGCTTGATCTTAAGATCTTTATCAGCAATAAATTTGTCCAGAATATCGCTGACTGGCTGAATGAGTTTATCAATCATTAAAATTTAAATAAGGCCTCTTACAATGATTGTAAAAAGTGATGCAGCAATAGTTGTAAGGCCGCCAAGCAGCCAAACTTTCATACTGTTCATTGAGGCCTGTAGATCATCTGTTTTTTTATAGATAGTTTTCCACCTTTCTTCGCACATTTTTTCATGCACTCTTAAATCAGAGTGAACGTCATTTGCGGTCTTTCGTGAGGACATTAGAATTTAAAAAACTTAACTATCTTTGCCCAAATTGTTGGTTCAAAGAATTTGATTGAAACTAAAACTGTAATTGTTACAGCACATAAAACCATTAATAGATCCATAATTATTCCTTCTCTGTAATAGGATTTTGTTCTGGGTTATCAACTACCACTTCTTCTTTTGAGGCCGCTATAAAATCCTCAACTCTGTATTGCTTGTTGCGGTTGATCTCATTGAATTTTTTTGTAATTGCCAATAAATCATGGCCAATGGGTTCCAGCTCTCTAATTAATTCCAACTGGTGTTCATTGCATTCAGATCTTTTCCAGGATCTAGCGTTGCCGCCTTCTCCTGCGATTGTTATAACGACTGGATCCGTTTCCATTTCTTCTGTTTTATTTTCTTTGCTCATATCTCAATACTCCCTTTTGTTGTTTATAAAATTAAATTATACAGAATTATCTGGAGATTGTGGCCATTGGCCTAAAGGTCTAACTGGTGGCTCTGCATTGTTGTATTCATACAAGGCCTGCAAAGCTGGCGTAGTTTTAACAGCGTTAATTTTAGATCTCATGCTTTCGGCTGTAGATCTAACGGCTGCCCTATAAGCAGTCCAATCTTCAGCAACAGATCCGCCAGTTTCAGTGGCCTTTACAACCATCCAGTCGCTAGGCAATAAAAGTCCATAGGCCTCGACATCAATTATGGCCAAATGATTTGGCCTAATGCCAGGCGTTACCCTTCCATCTGGATCTGTCGAAGGATCTAACTGCATTGGCGTTGCTTTTCCATAGGAGGCTGTTACCACGCCTTTGGCAAATACAAACTTTTGATTGCCATTGATGTAATAAGATGCATCTTTTAGGTTGCTATCATCTACAACCACATCATAAATGCCTATGGCTTCTAACTCATCGCTAGACCAAAGCATAAAGATATTTTGAGGATAATTTACATCCCCTATTAACAAGGCTTTTGGCCTGGTTAAAATTTGTTTAATTTCTTCTTCTTCTACTAATGCCCACATATTGATTACCTCGCTGTTGTTGGGATTGCTGTTGATGTTACGAATGGATTTTCTGCAAAG